TTGTATTGAGGAAACCATTGATCTCTGGAATTTCAAGTCTTCCTGCTTTCTTAGCTTTTCTATAAAAATTAGTCTTTACTTCTGCAAGCAGGGTACTATATAGTTGTTTCTTGAAATTTCTTCTACTTACAAAATACAGCTCAAAATTGTTTTCTATAGCCCACTCTACAATTCCAATTCCAGGTAGCATTGCTGTCGGATAGTATTTTACTACTATAGGATATTTTTGCGTTATTTCTTTTACAAATTCAAACCTTTTGTTGTATAGGTTGAATGTGTCATAAAAATACGAGTCCCTTTCTTTCTTAGAAGTTGGATTTGGCTGCGGATCTAGTAATGACCGTTCCCTTAGAATAACTTTAATATCTTCAGGTATCTTGTCATATAGCACACTTCTTATTGTAGTGTCAAGCATCTCATCCAAGTTCAGAGCATTATACTTATAGGCGAGTAGATCGCTTACAATAGTGCTGCCAGACCTAGGTGTGAATACTACAAGAACATTAGCCACCGCGTCTTAGCCTCTCTCCACTACCAATTGTCTTAGGATCTGTTTCGTCAGTAACATACTGATAAGCACCCTTGTTATAAGCAATAGCAATTCGCTTACTCTTAGCAATGATTTCATCCTGAACGTGCTGGGGTTCTTTAGCCAAGGAAGCTGCATCAGTCATTGACTGTCGAGCGGTAAAGCACGCGGTTGTTACTAGCGACTTGGCCTGCATGACAACCTCGCTTTCAGCTCGAGGCGGTCGACGATCCCGAGGAGCATATACAGACTTGCTATCCATATACTTCTTGGCATCATACTTAGTAGCGATAACGCCACGAACCTTGCGCTTCTTTTTAGGCTTGAAGCGAGCACGAGTGTATACTAACATACTGTCCACTATACGCACATTTGGTCAATAGGTCAACAACTAAATTCCGAATATAATCAAGGAGTTACATCGATCCCAGCTTGCCGTAGTGTTTTATCAACTTCTGCATCTACAACTCTCTGCCGTAATTCGGTAGTTGAGAATGTATGTTCTCGTTTGTTAAAGTAGAACTTAATCCCTCTTTCAATACATTCGTTTCGGCCTGTAAACTCTCTATGCTCATATTCGTTACCCAGAATACGAACATTGATTGGATATGCAAGAAGGATGTCTACCAAATCCTTTTCTGTTGCATAGACAACAACCTCATCAACATACTTGCAGGCCTGTAGTTGAACATATCTCTCAAAGATACTCTGCACTGGCTCATTCTTTTCTTTTCTATCAATTGTTGGGTCTGTCTGTAGACCAACAATTAAGTAATCACACTGAGTCTTTGCTTCCTTCAACATAATGACATGGCCAGCGTGAAACAGATCAAATGTTGAACAAGTGAATCCTACTTTCATAATCCAATATTCCTTCTTGTGAATTTCACTAGGATGTTATCGTTATAGTATTTGTCAGACTCTAGCACTTGGTTGGCAAACTGCAACTTGGCTTCCCAATAGTTGGTTTCGCCTCGAGTCTTACATAGGCGAACAATTCTTCTAACAAATTTATCTTTACCAAGCTTCTCGATGTCTTCTAACAAACGAGGGGACGACCCATAATAGTCTTTCCAATCAGACTCCTTACGTGTCTTTCGCTTTTTACCTTTAACTTGCTTGGTGCCAGCCTTTGTAAAGTACTTACGGCCTAGATAGAGCTTGCTATTAACTAAACACTCAATCTCGTAGATGAAGCCATAGTAGCCCTTTATATCTTCATCCGTAAGTTCTTTGCCATCATATAGCCACATAATATACCTCTTGGGTATATTTATATGTCAGCTAGCAGTAATTCTTAGAGGCTCAGCCTTTAGTCCTTTCATAAAGCCAGGGGACACACTAGCATTATAGGCAGCTGGCCGACCTTGGATAGTTGATATCCTATCACCCACTACACATACCACTGGCGGAGGGTCCATTACACATCTAGCAATACCAAAACTATCATGGATAGAAAGAATGCCATCAATTGTAGTATTGACCCCACCAAACTCCGTTGTGTAGTATCCTTGCATTCTATCAATCATGTATCTAGCCATTGCAGGTGTGATGGCATAAGCATGGGTACCTTCAAACTTATTGATATCCATGAATTTGATGGAGTCGGCTGGACGCTCGTAGTCTTCTGCCTTGTTGACTCTATACCCAAGCATCACTAACTTGTTATCTGGTATCTCTGTATCGTAGAGTTTATCCTTCAAAATAGCATCATGCTCGAACACACAACATGCGTGTGGTTGTTCGGCTATTACTCTCCAAAGTTTGAGGTGGCTAGCAGTGCATCCCATTTCATTGTTTACTGTAACCCAATGAAATCCTGTCTCTTCATCGAGATTGCAGGTTCCAGCATTTTCAACACCTTTCCATAATGTGTAGGGCAGCCCATACTGCTCGCATGACCTAGCACATTCATTTGCATACTCAATGGATTCAGGTCTATCGATATAGATGATATATGCATGACGAATCTTACCTGTCTCGCCAAAAGCTTTGTGGTTTGTTCTATCTAATTCCATGCTATCCCCACCTATGACCTTTTCACCTTTTATTTTGTGGCCTCTAACTATTATAGATCCCAAACTACTTACCCCGGTATCATATCGTATGTTAATACAGCTCTAGATGATAACTTTGGTATGCCAACACTATGTTTGATTGTACCATCAAATATTACAAGTCTATTTCTTTTTGGTTCCACCTCTGTTCGAAGTGTTCCATCAGGATTGTAGAATGCTGTAGTTCCATCTGCATCATTAATGTAATACAAAACAACCCAATGTTTACCTAGTAAGTTCACATGAGGCTTTTTGTGCTTTTCATCTATTGGCATTGGTACTTGCAAGTACATTCTACCATGTAACGGTTTAAAACCATCTAGCATCTTATTAGACAATAAGAACTTGGTAGATATATCGTGCAGTGCCTTCTTCACTCTCATGCTAGGATCTTGCTCGTTATACTGCATTTGGTTTGTATATACCATAGAAGCAAAACTAATCATTCCTGGGCTTGTCTTGTCAATTTTGATCAGGAATGGTATTGAACCATTAACATCACAAGTTTGATTTGTTAAATTACCAGTACCAAAGACTATATTTGAAATCCTTTCAGCTATAGCCTCTGGTAGGTAATTATCAAAGACATTAATTTGCCCAGACATCTTCCCATGAGCCGCTCAAGGCACCCTTAGCATAATCTGTTGCTCTATTTTCGAAGAAGTTGGTATGGGTAGGAGCATTAATCATCTCCTCAACCCATAGTAATGGATTCTTCTTTACCTTAAAGATGCCCTTCATCCCAAGCGATATGAGACGGCGATCAGCGATGTACCGGATATATTTCTTGACGTCTTCCGAAGTAAGATTTTCCATCTCTCCCCCTTCGAACGCCAAATCAATAAATTGATCTTCGAGTTCCACCATCTTAGTTGCAATAGTATAAATTTCAGATTTGAGTTCATCATTCCACAACTCCCTATTCTCTTCGATATAGGTTCGGAACAACTTAATCATTGCTTCGGCATGTTGAGTCTCATCAACAATACTCCAAGTAATGATCTGGCCCATTCCCTTCATCTTGCCATGGCGTGGGAAATTAAGTAGCATAATGAACGAACTAAACAATTGCATACCTTCAGTGAAGGCAGAGAATGCAGCAATGTTCTGTGCAATTCTCTTCTTATCACTCTTTGTAAACTTTGCTAGATAGTCATGCTTATCCTTCATCGCTTGATATTCAAGGAACTGATTGTATGTATCTTCCGGCATGCCTAATGTTTCAATCAAATGAGAATAGGCAGCAACGTGCAATGCTTCACGAGCAGCAAAGCCAGCAAGCATCATTCTAATCTCTGGTTGGGGAAAGAATGGAAGGTAAGTCTTAATATAACCACCGGCAACATCAATATCGCCCTGCGTAAAGAATCTAAAGATTTGAGTTAGAAAGCTCTTCTCATTATCAGAAAGCTTCTGCTTCCAATCCTTTGTATCTTCAAGCATTGGCACTTCGGTGTGGAGCCAATGGCTCTGCTCATGCTTCAACCAAGCCTCGTAGGCCCATGGGTAGTTGAATGGCTTAAAGTAGCTTCTTTCGTCTGTAAGAATTAGGTCTTGTTTTGTTGTCATTTTATTTCTCTTGTATGTAGGGCTGGGAGATGTATTTAGCTATTATTTCTCAATCCATCCAGTAACAATATACTTCTCACCACTCAGCGGTTGGTTGCCCCTATGAGCGTGGGTGAAGTAGGCTGGCCAAATTAATAATTGACCTGCAATTGGTTTAAACCTCACCGTCTGGTAAAGGAACTCTGTTTCCCCACCCTCATCAACAGTATTCAGATAGAGCGAAAAGGCTAGCAAACGTCTGTGGGCTCTGCCACCTGTACCATGCTCGTGGTGCCAAACATGATAACCTTGACCAGGAATTGTTTTCTGAACCTTTGAATCTTGTATAGAAAGTTTCTTTTCTGCATCAGGAAATCCAGCTAGACCCGGATAGGCTCTACAGTATTCCTTCAGAGCCTGCTCCATTAATACCTTGCTGAATTCATTTGAGTGCATATACACTTCAGCCAGTTCGGGATGCTTATCTAATATGAACTGGGTAATGTGTGTACCATTAGCAGTTGTGGATAAGTCATCCTTATTGAATGGCGAAACATTCTCACTTGATTGTCTATTGACAACCATACCAGCCTTCTCAGCATTCTTAAAGAAGCGAATGTAATCATCACATTGCTTCTGTGTATAAGCATTATTGAAGACACCAATAAAGTCGTTTCTTATTTCAGATTTCATATCAGCCTTCACAGGCTAGGCATTCATTGCCTTCTGTTAGAGCCTTGATATCAATCTCCTGAATGATCTCTCGCTCAATCTTCCTGGCAACCTTATCAGCCTTGCCAATCTTTTCAGAACGACAATAGTAAAGAGTCTTTAGTTCGTGCTTCCATGCCATAAAGTGTACAGCATGAAGGTACTTGATATTAACATTTGGTCTAAAGAATAAATTAACTGACTGACCCTGGTCAATGAATTGCTGGCGATCAGCTGCATGCTCAATAATCCAACGCTGGTCAATTTCCATTGAGGTTTTAAATACATCTCTCTCATACTCCTCGAGGATATCTAAATGTTGAACGGAACCATCATTAGCAATAATTGAAGACCAGATATCTGCAAGATCTTCTTCCTTAACCTTTGTCTTTAGTAAATTATTCAGATACTTATTCTTATAGAAGTATGCACCTGATAGGGTGTCCTGTCTAAATCCATTGGCTCTATAGGGCTCAATTGAAGGGCTGGTATTACCCATAATGATGCTACTAGAAGCATTAGGAGCAACAGCCATAAGGTGACTAAAGCGTAGACCTGTGCCCGCGGCATCTGGTGCCTCTCCTCTTTCCTTTCCAAGCTGCTTGTTGGCTTCATTTAACTTCTCTCTAATATTTTTGAACATTCTCATGTTAGCTGACTTAGCCATTGCAGACTCAAATGCTAACATATTTTTTTGGAGATAGGCATGGAAGCCTAGCGCACCAACGCCAATAGATCTTTCACGAGTGGCAGAATATACAGCACGATGAACTGGCTTAGGTGCATTGTCGATGAAGTGTTGAAGGACATTATCCAACATCTCAGCAACATCACGTAGGAACCTCTTGTCATCCTTCCACTCATCGTAGTACTCTAGGTTAACAGAAGATAGACAGCAAACAGCAGTCCTCTTCTTATCTGTTGGTAGAATAATCTCAGAGCAAAGGTTAGATTGCTTGACCGACAAGCCCTTATCCTTTAGCCACTGCGGTAGATACTTATTAGATGTATCAACGAAGTGAAGGTATGGTTCACCAGTCATCATTCTTAGTTCGAGAATCTTCTGCCAAAGTTCTCTTGCCGAAACCTTCTCCTTTACTTCACCAGATGCTGGGTCAACAAGTTCCCATGTGTCATCAGCCTTAGGGTCTGTCATACACTTTTCAACAAGCTGCATAAACTTATCAGGAACATTGATACCATGATGAAGATTCATGCAACGAATATTCTGATCACCAGTTGGCTTTCTCATCTCTAAGAATGAAATGATGTCTGGATGGCTAATATCTAGATAGGCAGCATATGAGCCTCGGCGAGTTCTACCTTGACGATAAGCCAAGCAAGAAGCATCATAGATCTTTAGGTGGGGCATAATGCCAGTAGATTTCTCATCCGATGATCTAATACCTAGACCAATACCAACACCGCCACCAAGCATGGATAGCCAATTAGTTTCTGAAAGAGTGTCTACTAGACCTTGGGAAGAATCATCCATATAGTTGAGAAAACAAGAGATAGGCAATCCCTTAGTTGTTCTGCCATAAGAAAGAATAGGTGTAGAGTAAGAAAGCCAATGCTTAGAGGAGTAATCATATAGCCTCTGGGCATGCTTCTCATCTGTACCAAATGCTTTAGATACAAAAGCAAAACGGTGCTGGGGAGATGTCTCATCATCACGCATATAAGAATCTTTCATTCTCTTCATGCCGTGATCATCAAACAACTCGTCTCGCGATAG